GCAGAAGCAGTTAATGTTGTTGTTAATCTTAATCCCCTTGCTATTGCACTTGCAGCAGTTACACTATTATTTAGTAGTAATTGTGATGTAGGAGTGAAAGCAAATGTAGCACTACTTGTAATAGAATTTGTACCATTAAAATAAGCCACTTGACCACTTGTACCTGTGCCTGTGATATTACCAACAGTCCACGATCTATCAGCACTTAAATCATAAGTTGTACCATTTATTGTAAGTGTCCTTGTTATAGGTACTGCACCAATATCATTTGGTTCATCAGGTATATCAACAAGTCCGTATCTTCTCATTTTTTATATTTGTGTCGCTGTTAAAATAATTGATGCCGTACTTGGATGATGATTTGCTGCATATGTATGAATTGATACATTAACATTTGTTGTTGACCAATATAATTGAAAATAATCACCAGCAGTTATTTGTAATAAATAATTCCAACTTGGTATTGAATGACCATCAACACCTCCAGTTTTTCTTGGTACTGCAACAAAACCATTTGATCCAGTTACATCAATACCATTCTTTTTTAACCATATGTTTATATCATTCTCACCATTTGTTACTGTACTTCTAAATTGTGTTGAAAACTGCAAATTGTATATCCCACTATAATCAAATGTTATTTTGCTATTATCAACGATTCTAACACCATATGATAAATCAGTTGTGTTATATGTCATTGCATAACCAGTATCAATAACTGATGCAGTTTGATTTGTAAAATCAGAAAATGCACCATAATACTTATTTGTATAATTGCCACCACCTTGTCCAGTTCCATAAACAACTTTTGCATAAACATTATTATATGTAGTTTTTACATATATTGGTGTTTCATCATAAGTTATTTTAATAACTGGTGATAAATTTTCGTAATTTATTTTAATTACTACCATCTTAAAATGTTATTTGGTCTTGAACTTCAATATATCCTTGCATCCAAGTATAAATTCCTGATCCAGTATCAACTTGCAATTCATAAACAAATTCACCAGCAGTATATGCTGTTGTAGTAACACTTGATAATGTTACAGTCCTTGCATAATAATCAACAACAACAAAATCACCATTGTACCAAGTAAATTGTGCTACACCAAGATTGTTTCTTGCTATTAGCTTAAATACATAATCTTCAACATCAAGTGGTGTTGATTCGCATTCATCTTCGTAAAACTCAAAAGGTATTACATAAGTATCACCTCTTTTTATCGGTTTTAAATTTACTTCTCCAATCATTGTTTGTCTTGTTTATCTTTTAAGGAAAGTTTTATATCATTTAGGCTTGAAAATATCTTTTCAAGTTTATTACCTATTTCATCATCTTTTTTCTCTACTGAACTTAATCTTATATCAAGTTCTTTTAACTTGATTTTCATATCCGTAAACATCTTGGTAAATGCACCAATGAATGCAACTGACTGAACCAATAATGTTAAAATTATCTCGCTTGTCATTTGATGTCCGATTTATGGTCAGCTGCAAATTTCCCTAACAAATATACGGAAATAGCTATAATTATCCTATAAATATCTGTTACACCTCTCTCAACATAATCTTGAACTATTATAGATATTCCGCTAATAAACCCTAAAAGTGATGTTTTCCAACTCGCACCAAACATTTTAACCATTTGCTTATTAATCCAAATTTTCATATTATACATCTTTATATATTGTTGTTATTTTTGTACCATCAGCAACATTTGGAATCAAAATTTCATAAACCCCAGCACTCGGATTAGTAACAGTATAAGAATAATACCACTTTCCATTAAAACCAACCGCAAATAGTGTTCTACCTGCTGGATTTTGTGCTGAAACCTTGCCCGATGCCAATGTCTGTTGGAATGTATCTAAAGTACCACCGCCAAGGTTTGAAGGGATAATTGGTCCAGAGATTTGAAGTGTAAATGAGTAAGATGGATTCTGACCAGTAGCACTATTTAACGTAATATCTTGTAGCCATGCCGTTGTTTCGTAGGCTATGTAGTTAGGTGCTGAAGTCTTGTTATCCAATATATCAAAAGTAACAGTAAATAAAGTAGGACTAATATCGTACATATCTTGAAAAAGTACGGTCATTGGGTGTGAATAAGTGCCTTCCAAAACCACCAAAGCATTGCCTGTAATCGTTCCGCTTATTCTCTCAGGGTAAAATTCCCTAAAAACCTCGTTATTATATGGTGCAAGTTCTAAAAATGATCTTGTCAAATTTAGAGATACGTCCTTTGCACAAGCCACAGGGTAGGTATTCCCACCATACGTTATTGTCATCACTAAACCTTCAGCCGTTACATTATATGCCATATTATTAATTATTTATTACCGCATCACTATAAGTATCGTAGTTAAATGGCTCAGTTACAGTATATGTCGTATCAATACCACCAGTTGTTACTTGTACTTGTGTTATATTACTGCTATATTGAATATAAAGCAAATCACCATTTACCAAGCTAACACCACTTATGTCTAAGTTTGCTGCAAAAGGATATGGTGTTGAAGGAACAGATAATGTATAAGTCGTAAGAACAGTAGCATTTTTTCTAAATGTTATTGTAATTGGAGAACTTGTTATACTATTAATATATCCATTTATTCTAACAGTAAAGTTAACCGTTATACTATTTGCACCATTGTAAATAAGCTGATCCTGATTGCTATTAATTAAGAAATCAGCAGGTGTTACAATAGTAAGTTTTGCATAAACAAGTGAATTATAAGTACCTGCTGTTGTAGTAGTATCAAGAGTTTTTGTAGTAGTGCTTGAATCATCATCTAAATACTGATCATAAATTTCAAGCAACGTAGCCGACCATGTTGAATTACTGAAATTAATTTCTTTTAAATTCAAAATGCCATAAACTTTATTGGCATCATCTTCAACAAGTTTAACTGTATTTATAAGTCCAATAGGTTGGTCAGCAGTGCCATCATTCCATACTAAACCAAACATATTGGCATCAAATTTATTTCTGCTAAACCTACCAACTTCCCAATTGGCAATAAGGTTTGATGCCCTAAATCCATTTGCTTCTCCTGTTGACTTAAATCTGTAACGATACCATTCTTTGTTGGTAAATGTTGTTTGATCTGATTCAAATAAATTTCCTTTATATTGCCAAGAAAATCCATCGTCAAGATAAATTTGATTTATTTGCTCAGTTCTAAGAAGTATATTTTTCTCAAATATTGATTCAATACCAATATTTTGCCTATCTGAGAATGAGTTAAAATATGTAATTACCTTAACTTTTAAAGATTTATATCTTTTAGTTGAATTTGGTGTAACGGAACCAACTTTATTTAATAAATAAAATTTAATATATCCACTCTCAGGAACAGGTTGTGATACTAAATTTATTGATTGGTATTCGCTTGATAATACTTTTGATGTATATTTTGTAGATATATATGCAGTTGCAGGAAATGTTGATGTTGTAGTAACCCATTGACCATCGTTATCTAACATATAATATCCCCCTAAATCACCCCATAATAAAACTGCACAATGTCCTGAGATACCAGTATAATTAGTAGGATCATCAATTTTAACATCAAAAGATATATCTAATTTATCTTCATTTTCAATATTAACTTGATTACTATATATAAATGATGAACCTGATGTATCAGCAGTTATATATGCAAAATTATCTATTAATCTACCAGCACCATCAAATTCCTCTATTCTACCAAATATGCTTGTTGTAGCAGTAGGAGAATGATAAGGTAATGCCCCAACTTGCCAATAATCTAAATCATAATATCTTACACTGCTTCCTGCACTATCAAAATCACCCCTCGCAAAAGATTCATTATCTACAACTTCCTCAAATTCATCATAAAGAAACTTAGTCTTTACAAGCCTTTTCTTTCTATTTATAAATCTAATAACTTCAGGTGTGATAAATTTAATCTCACTATTGCTTCCAATTTCTAAATCAAATCTTTTTGTAAATGCTGTTCTGCCACCACTACTATTTGTAAAACCTCTAAGATTTGTTGCAAATGTTGCATAAAGTTCTTCAACCCTTAAAATATGCCATTGACCTTTATATTGAAAAATAGTCTGACTAAATGCACTATTTATTTTATTTAATACATTAAGAGATGATTCATATTGTATAGGAACATCTGTTTGAAAAGTCTTTGCATCAATATAGCATTGGTCAAGTGATGTCTGACCAGCAGCATCATTCATTGATGGGTGAAACAAATTGTTAATTACAACACTATTTGTAAATGTTTGGGGTGTTTGATACATTGCATATTGTATCAATTGCCATGGTGTATATTTACCAAGTAGTTCATTACCTGAGTTGTCCTGCAATGGAACATTCTCTAAAAGTCCTATACCATCACTTGCTCTTAATAATAATATGTGATTGGTATATTGCCATACTTCTTGAAAGTCATCTTGCATTATATAACCAATCCAATAATTAGTCCATGTACCAAAGTCAAAATAAACTTTAATATCGTTATCAGTATCGGTTAAAAAATCATCAATACTTACATTACTTTGTTCGGCAAGAATTTGTATTTCAGCCATAAGTGGTCTTACTGGCTTAAACCAATTTTCATCTGTATTAAACTCCCTTAAAATAAATGGATTTGCACCGCCAGTTAAAGTAATAGAGCCTCCTGTATGTGATGCGAAATCAAATCGCACCACACAATTTTGCCCTTGCAAACTCTTAAATTCTATTCTATATTTCTCAGCCAATTCTTGAAAGTTGTGAATTTGTACGATTTATTGAACCCACTAAGTCTTGTCCTCTTAATACTAAATTTACCGATCCTGCCATTGCCATACCTCCTGGGTTTACACCTCCGAAGCCTGGGTTTGCTACTTTGCCACCTAAATTAACACCCAATATAGAACCAAATGCTTTTAAAAACCCAACCCCTCCTTTTGCTGCATTTGAAGTACCTCCACTAATTGCAGAAAGTATAACAGCTATTGCAGCAGCAGCAGCCAATTTTATTAATAATTTTTTTAATGAATCTAAAACAACATTTGTAAAATCTTGCCAAGACTTTTCTCCTTTACTTAAAATAACATCAAATAACTCATTTAAAGGATTTATTACATTACTAAATATTGCCTTACCAACACTTAAATAACTATTTTCTAATGCTTTGGCATTTTCTTCCTGCTCTGATTTTCCTTTTTTTGAAATAAATGTACTTTCAAATTGATTTCTTGCAGATTTACCTATTTCCTCTTGTATTCTTAATCTTTCTTTTGCTGCTTTTTCTTCATTATCTAAATCAATTTTATTAAATTTATCTATAACAGCCTGTATCTTAATTCTTTTTTGTTCTTCAATAGAAGCAAAATCATCTATATTTGCTCTTAATAAAGTTGCTCTTTGGTTTTCGTAATCATCTTGTATTTTATATAATTCTTGCTCTCTTTCAGTAAGTGTTGATATGTATGCATTTTTTAAAACTTGAAATGCATTATCTTCTCTATTAAATCTATCTTGTTGTGCTTTTAATATTTCTTCTGCTAATTTCTTTTCAAGTTTTATTTTTTCTTCTCCAAACTTCTTTGCATCCTTTATAGCTTGTTGTCTTTTTTTCTCTGCTATTGTTGCATCATTTATTATCTTAGTTACTTCACTAAGTTTTAAATTAACATTATCTAATAGTTTTGTATAAAATTGTGTTTCTCCATTTGTTTTTGAAAAAGTATCACCAACTATTGATATTGCTGACGCAGCTTGTAATCCATTTTGAAATAAACCTTTAAAAAGCAATTCAAGTTTATCGTAAAAACCAGCTCTTGATACTTTATTTAAAGTAGTAAATGATTCTTCTGCATTTTTACTAATTAAATTTTGTAATGCTTTTTTTTGCCCTTCTAATGAAATTTCTTGTAATAATAATTTAATTCTTTCTCTAAAAGCAATTGTTTGTTCTTCTGTTAATTTTGTTTCTCTTTCTATATCTGGCAATAATTCTGAATATGATTTTTTTAACAAATCATAAGCTCCAACCCTTTGGTTTAATGTAGAATTTCCATCTAAATATATTTTAGCCAAACTTTGTAGATTAGCTTTTTCAGCTTCAGATGCACCTATTGATTTTCCTAATTCTTCATTATATTGTCCCTGTAAATCTGTTAATGATTTTTGTATTCCAAAAATTTCAGCAAAAGCTGTACTAAGTGATCCGTATTTTTGAACTAAAGCAGTTAAGCCAGTTGTTAATAATGATACACCAGCAACTAATCCAATAGGTCCAGATATTGCATTTCCTACTTCTACTAAAGCATTTTTAAATCCTTTAGAATCTTTTGTTAATAATGAAAATTGTTGTACTAAATTTGGAATGTTATTTTGAATGCCTATAAATCCAAATGGTAAATCTTGGACAACCTGATTTAAACTTGTTAATGCAGTAGTTGATCTTTTAGTATTATCTGGTAAATTATTTGGAAGTCCTAATTTTTGTAAACCAGAAGCATATTGCTGAAGTTTTAATATTTCATTATTTAAAGCTGGTAATTCATTTTTTGAAGCAGAACCAGCTTGATCTTTAAATTTTTTTATTAATGCATTTGTTTGGTCAAGTGTTGGATTCGCTTTACTTAAATCATCACCAAGTTTATATACTATATCTGGTAATCCAACTTCTTTTAATGATTTTATGTAATCTTTTAAATCTTGAATTTTTCTATTAAATACATCAATTTGATCTTTACTTGATGTACTTGCAATTTTAGTAAATTCTTTTAATTTTTTAGTAGCTTCTTCAATTGTATAATCAAATTTATCTAATTTGCCTACTACTTCTATTTCTAATTGTGCTACTGCCATTATGCTAATCTTTTAAAGATTTCTTTTATATCATCATCATTAATACCACTTTTTTCATCCTCATCACCAGGTAATTCCCATAATGCTTGTGGTGATTTTGGTGCAGTTTTTGGATCGCCCATCAACCGCACCATTGTGTACATTAAAAGCCTTGTCTGCCTATAATTATCTACTTTTTTTTCTTGATGTCCTTTTATCATTAATGAAAAATGATATGGGGACATAGAATAAAAGTCGTTAGGCAATAACATTAATTCACCAAAAGCAAATGCTTCTATTTCTTCCCACGAATACTCTTTTTTTTTGTTTCAGAGTTTTCATTGTTTGAAATATTTTTTATAAAATCATTTTGCGACCATAATTCAATAACTTCATTCATTTGTTTAATAAATGCATCATTATTTAAATTATTTTCAATAAAATCTACAAAAGATTCAAAATTATATTCTGGAACTACATCTTTAATAATGCAATTATTATAATAGCCACTATATAATATTTGAGCAAATCCTATTTCAGTTAATGAAGTTCCATTAAAAGAAACTTCATCTTTGAATCTATTTTGTAGATATCTAAAAGATGCCATTCCAAATTTTAGTCCAATTTTTTTATCTTCAATATCAATTGTAATATAATTCATAATTAAACAGTTATGTCAATTGTTCCAGTTGATGAAATTGATCCGCTGAATTTAATGAAGTCAGCAGTTGCTTGTGTAAGTGTAAGTGATGTTACATAACCACTAAATGCGTGATAATAAACAGTACCTACTGATGCACCAGTTACAGTTGGATTTTGTACTCTGATTGATATAAGTGTTTTGTTGATTGATGCAGCTAACAAATCTTCATAAGAAATTTGGCTTACTGTTGGTGCAGTTTCGCAAACCGCATCAAAATCAACTGATACAGCTGGTTCTCCAACTGATGTAAGTGTACCGCAGTTTGTTTGATCTGATGCGGTATCAAGTGTTGTGTTTACTGAAGATGATGCAAGACATACAAGTGTTTTGTATGATGAACCACCAGAAACATCAATGTCAATGTTTTGTGCTGAACCTAAAATTTGTCCCATTTTTATTTGTTTTTTTTGTTTTTAATTTATCTGATTAACTAAATTTTTTATTATAATTATTTTTCTTGCTATAAAAACCTCACCATTTTGTATTGAAGAATATAATGATGATGTTCTTTGTTTTGGAAATATTTGGAAATATGCAGTTTCGAACCCAGGTATGCTTGTATTATCAATTAATATATCTAATATTTGACCACTTATATTATCAACAATATCTAATCTATTTGTTCTATATTGTTCAGAATAAATCTCAATTGTTACATCAACACTATTATTAAATCTTTGATTATTATTATCTGAGCTTTCTGCTATATTACTAATTATTACATAATTCTCTGGTGTAGTTTCAAATGGTATTTGACCATATACAGGAACATTCACACTATTGTATGAAATGTTGCCATTTAATGCACCTACATATGTACTTCTAACATCTTGACTACAATCTTGCATTTATTTTATTTCTTTAAATAAATCTATAATTCTTTTAAATAATTTTGGTCTTACTTCATTAAAACTTGGATATAAATAAGGATTTGCATTAATTCTTCCTCTACCATTTATAAAATAATTAGCTGCTATATCTTGCCATTCTGGAGTTAATTCTGATTTATATTCTAAATAATATTTACCAGTTCCAAATTCAAAATATGCTGAATATATAAAATTTGATTTAACAGAATATCTTAAAAAATCTAATCTATTTGAATATATTTGATTAGCTATAAAATTAGGTGCTTTTTGTTTAGCTAATAAAACAATTTCTTCTGCTGAATTTGCTATTTCATAATCTACTTCTTTAGATATTTTATTTTTAATATCAATTAATTTATTAATAACTGATTTTATTTCACTATTTGATATTTTTATATCAATATTCATTATATTACCACTTTTTTGTATTGATGATAATTAAGACCATCCCATATAGGATATTCTTTTAATAATGCAGATGCTTGATCACCTTTAAAGTTTTTACCCCTATTTTGATACATCCAAGCAACAAGTGTTAATATATCATTTTTTATATCTTCTGGCAATAAACTATAACCAGCTTCATATGTGATTATGTAATTACCTTGTTCATACAGCCAAATCTTATCGCCTATAATCTCGTAATCATCGTTTTTAACCAATATTTGATATTGATTGAATCCAGTTTTCCATTTTATCTCATTTACACATTTTAATGGTCCATAAGGAACATCTATCATCCAAACATATGGAACTGATCCTGTTGTTTCTATATTTGACTTCAATACTTTACTCGCAAATGAAACACCACATAAAAACTCTATGTGCTTTCTTGCTGATTGTATTAACTCCTGTATAAGAGTATCATCGGTTGTGTAATTTGTTATTCTCATCCAATTTTTTGCATCTGTTAAACTAACAGGCTCAACAACAACATCAGATACAACATTTACACTATTTACTAAAATTGCCATACTTACTTATTGTATTTATTTGCCATTTCTCGCATCCAGTATTCAAATTTTTCCAATTCTCCATTTGAATCTTGCTCTTTTGCTCTTGCTTTTGCTTTTCTTGATGTGGCTTTATAATTCTTTTCTTCATCAAGTTTAACAATTGCGTTAACCCATTCTTTAACATCATCTCTGTTTTTTATATAAATTCCAGCTGATCCGCAATTTTCTTTAAGTCCAGGTGTTTCAGTACAAATAACTGGAATCCCATAACACATTGATTCAGTTGCAGTCATCCCCCACGATTCATATTTAGATGGCATAACCAATATTCTTGTCATTTTATATACTTCTTTGATTGAAGAAGTATTTTCATAAACAGTAACATTCGGTAAGTTTGGTATGAATTGCTCATCATAACTACCTTTTACAGCTAAAAATTTCTTATTTGGTAATGCCCTTGCAATCTGTTCAAAAATCTTACCGCCTTTATTTTCATTTAGATTAATTAAAGTGATAAAATCGTTCTCCCAAGGCTCAACATCAGAGTTAAAATGCGAATAATCTATCGGTGGTCGTAGAGTAAAGTTATCAAATTTATATCCCAATTCTTCTTTTAACCACTTAGAGTTATACACAATGTGTTGATTTCTTTCAGCTTGTATAATCTCAGGATATGGATATGAATTATGTATTAAATGAAAAACTGGTTTATTCTTCATCGCACCATAAGATATTGTCCATTTTGTATAATCCAAGTGAGTAAATACAACATCCGCCCAATTAAATAGATTTTCAACTACATTTTGATTTGGTGGAAATACATCAACATCATCAAAAACATAATTATTAGTTATTTTATAATAATTAGCTTGATGCAGTAAAACCCTCACATTATGTCTTTTTGATTGCAAAAACTTTACAATCCTATGCAACATATATTCAGCACCACAATTATGTTTTGGTGGGTAAAGATGGATAGAACAAACTATATTCATATAAAGTCATAGTTTACATAATATCCATATAATTCATTATTAAATAATAATTTCATATATGGGTATCGGTCAATAAAATTATCTTCTGTCAAATCTGGTTGTAAATGTTTTTCATAAATATTACCACCAACTTCATCTTGTTGCATTTCGTATGGTATTGCTACCAAACATTTTTTGCCACTATTATTAATATAACTTAATAATTCTTGTGCATTTTCAATTGTCAAATGCTCAATAATATCACCCATTATTAAATAATTATACTCACTTATGTCAAAATCCATTATATCCGAACAAAAAATTCTTTTATAAATGGAATGTAAGTCAAATTTTACAATATATGGATGATATATTTCAAGTGCGTCAATATTATTAAAATAATCTCTTAACATCATACCATACTTACCCGATCCTGCACCAACATCAAGAACTTTATCATAATGAGGAATATTCTTCATTATGTGGTACTTAACATCGTTTTTAAAATAGTCAAATGAATATGGCATAAAGTAAAAATAAAGGGGGAATTTCACCCCCTTTCGGTTTTATCTAATATTAGATGTTACCGTATATAGTAGCAGATGGTTGATATTGTAGCAACTCACATCTTGCTTCACAACGGAATGTGATAAGATTCTTAATGAAATCATCTTGATCAAACTCAGTTGAACGAACTGCAAGACCGCTTTGTTGTGCGATAGCATACTTTGATGTATCCATAACATAAGCCTTAGAAGCTGTAACAAGAGAATGTGGAACAACAGGAACACCCATAATTCTTACATTACCATTGTTATCAATTGTAAGACCACCAGGAACACTATAAGAACCACCAGAAGGCAAAGTCTTAAGAACATTAGCCCAACCAGCATAAGTGGTAAGGATAAGGTTTGCTTTCCAGTTCAATGCACCAAGTTGTGCGATATAATCAATGAACTTCTCAGCAGTTGGTGTAGCTGATGTAGAACCAGCAGTTGCAGCAGATGCAATTGCATTTAGGTAATATGTATCTTCAGCCTTTTGGAAATCTTCAATCAAAGAAGATTGCAAATATGCTTGAAGGAAAGGTAGATCATCAATCATCTGGCGGCTAACTTTAGCATAACCAGCGATGAAAGACAATGCTGTGTTTACAACTGTTACATCGTAATCAACTTGTGCTTTAGCAGAACCTTCAGTTTGCTTACCGAAAGAACCTTCACCTACTGGATTGTTACCTCTTGGGAAAGATACTGAACCAGTTGATACAGGAAGGATGTTGAATACTGAACGAAGATGTGGATTAACATATGCTCTCATGAAAGCATTATCAACATAAGATGTGTAGATGCTACCAGTAAGGTTTACACCTTCAGTCATAACACCAACAGCTTTAAGATCAAGGTCAGCAGCAAAGCCAGTTCCTTTACCTTTAGCAGCCATCTTAATGTCGTTCCATCCTTTCTCAATAGAAGCACCAATGTTGTTTTTGATGTCCATGATATGCTCAGCATAAGATGTAGCAACTTTCTTCTCAGCACCAGCTTGAAGCCTTCCAAAAGATGCTTTAGCTTCAAGAACTTCTGCTCTTGCTTCTTCAAGACTTTTGTTAGTTTTCAAAAGTGTTTCGTTGATTTGCTCAACTTTGCTTTCAAATTGTTTTGCAGCTTTTTCTGTAACAGAAGCTACCTCTGCTTTTTGTTCTGCCAACTTAGCTTCAAGTGCAGATTCAAATTGTTTCAAATTTTCCATTTTGTTTTAGAATTTATTTATTATACTTATTAATGATTGCTCAAACTCTTTGCTATCATCCTTTTGCTGCAATGGTGCTTCCGCTGCCAATGTGCTACTTGTCTGCATTTGCTCAACTGTTTGTGCAAGTTGTTTTACCTTAATCAAACAAAGGTCAATTGTTTCATCAGTAACATCAGAATCTCTGATAAACTTTTCAAATGCCTTTATCTGATCTTGTATTTTTTCTATGTTTTTCATACCTTTCATACCTATAAGTGGTGTATTCTCATTCGCACCCCATGCTGTAAGTGATGAACCTTCAAACAACATAACATCGTAAATCTCATTGGCATCAGCACCTTTTTGCTCACGCAAAGTTTTAAACCCAATTGAATGTTCACCAATTAATCCGCTTTCAACCATCTTAATGAAATCCTTTCCAAGTTGATGTGTTCCGATTTTTGATTCGTAATATAATCCATAACCATCTTCTTTCAACACAGTTAATTTACCCAAAGGTTGTGAAGGGTTGTGATTCAAAAGATGCTTAATTCTTTGCTTACCTTCAACACCCCAATCTTGTATTGACCTTTTGAAAGAACCAGGCATAATGATGTCCCCATCAGAATCTACCATTCCGAATGCAGAGAAATAACCAGCAACGACACCATTTTTGGTGTCAACATCTTTTACTTCTAATTCAAATGATTTATAATTGTATATCATACTTTTTTTATTTGATTTATTGTCTATTTGATCTAATTTTCTTATTGCCCACTCAATACCTGATGTGCCACCCCAAGCATCCCACATCAAGCCACCACATCCTTCAGAATATGGTACATCTTTCCATTGCTGATGCCTTTTAAATGATGCCATTCTCGCAATCGTATCTCTTGATAATTTCTCGCGATTTGCAAGTTGATTTGCTCTTGTCCATCCAACTGGTGTTCCACAATCACTACCATTTTCCTCTTTCCATTTTAATGCTCTTTTCGCATTATTAGATGCTGATTCAGGATAATCATTGTATGTCATCGCCTTCTCATCATTCTCTTGTGCTAAATAAGCCACATAGGCTCTTTCAGCAGTTGCTTCTGATTCATACATACATTCTCCATCACCAATCCTATATTTTCCGTTATCGCATCTATATATCGGCATCTATCTAATTTTTCTTATTAACCTACCATTTGAATCTCTCCTACCTTCAAAACCAACTGTGCAACGACAATTGATACTAAATCCAGCTGGTGTTGTTGGATCACCTGGAAATCCAGCCAAAACCAAATCTCCCTTCTTTCCAGTTGATGTAAAATCTTCATCCCATCCTACTTTTTGTCCGTTCATATTAACATGGTCGTACATATCTTTAGGTACTCTCCTTGTTCTTGAATCAACTTTTGCTATCCATATTTTATCAACTTCAAACTCATGTTTGTCTGCTGCTAACATAGATGCATAATTACTTGCTCTCATCACCTCAGTCCTTGCTATTCTTCTTGCTCTCATTGCACTATATCCCATCTCACCTTCTTGCAATATCTCTTTTACAATCTCATCAATACTTTTGCCTTCATTCAATCCTCTTGCTAAAATATCTTGCAACTTAGCTTTTGTAGTTTGCGTAATTTCTGAAACTAATAAAAAGCCATATTGCACTAAAAAACTTACCGCTTCTGCAACCCATTCGCTGTTAAAACCAAATTGATTTGATTTCTGATTATTTATTCCAACAGCACGATAAACTGCATTACCAAATATAACTGCTGCTTCTTTATACAATTTCTCCATCACATTCATCATCTCCTCATTCCAAGCATAGCTACCCATTTTTGATAATGCACCAGAAGCACCAAAATCTTTTAGGTCTTTTACAAATTGCTTTAAATCCTTTTTTACAACACCATCAAATAAAGAACTATATTTTATATCAAGTTGGTATCTCAGTCTTTCCACCTTCAACCAATATTCTCTTTGCTGCTTCGCGTTCATCAGTTAATTTTCGTTTATAGCTATTTCTAACTGATATCCTCATCATCTGTTCCGTTCGGCATGTCCTCTCCGTTGGAATCTTCGGAAACCTCTCCATTACCATTTGCCATATCTCTTGATCCGTTGTTGTCGCTACTATCATCCATCATAGTTTGTTGATCGGAAACTGTTAAGTCCATCAAAACTTGTTCCAAAGGAACTAAACTTTGATTAACATAAGAATGCTCATAAATACCGCCCTTCTCCTCATAATTCATTGCAACTCGCTTCTCATCAAATGTTAGCCAGTTTGCATCACGAAGAATCCTACTCATTCTTTCCATATCTTGTTGCAACTCTGGTAATGCTGTAATATCAAAGTCAATATACACATCTTCACCAAATGCTGGTACTAACCATTTATTTAACTCATCTCTTAATGAACAACACATCGGAACGATTGTGTTAGTCATCAAATCTCTTAATGCATTTTGATAGTTGTTGTAACTTGTACTGCTTGTATCAAATAATACTGATGGCAAACCAAATACACGACACCATTGTTGCAAACTCATGGTCATTGTCTTTACCAAGTCCATGTCAACTGAACTTAGACCAAAGTTTAAATAATCCCAAGGAGTTTGTAGAA